GTTTCTTTAGGTGTAGATAAACCAATGGTGTTACCAGAAAATGCTTCATTCAAATTTGTTTCTCCAGCTGGTAATATAGAGCAATATATAAATGGAATAAGATTCTACGTTGATTCAGTAGCTTATAATAATAATCTTAAAGTCAAATGGTCAGTAGGTAGGGAAGGCTTTGTAAGTGGCGAATCATTAAAGATGGCAGAAATAGATTTAACTGAAGCAATCATGGGCGATTATCAAATGATTTGGCGAGGCGTAGAAAAAAGAAGATTTGAAGTTGATAGACGTATTTTAGAAGTACATAATAAAAATATTCCAGATGAATTTTCTGTTGATTTTAGTGAACCAAGATTTCCGCTTACCGCAGATGAAGAAAGAAAGCAATGGGATTGGGAATGGGCAAATGGATTAAGCTCTCCAAAAGATTGGCTAAGAAAATATAATCCAGATTTAACAGAAGAAGAGATTAGTGAAATGGCAGAAGAAATTCAAGTTCAGCAACCAGCACAAGAAGAAAATGCTGGAGATGTATTAGCACAGGCATTAAGTAGTTGAAGAAAGAAATACAAAATCTAAAAGATTCTTATTTGAAGATGGTAGGTAAGATTACTGCTGCCGCTTTATCTTTAAGAAAAAAGGGTAGATCAAAAGAGGAAATACTAACTTCATTATCTGATCCTAGGTTTAAAGAGACTATTCTTTCTGATCAACAATTCAAAGGATCATTAAACAATTTAAGCCTTTTATATGGAGATACCTTAAAAAGTATGAGCAAATTTGGCGATATAAATTCTAACACTATACTTGCACTTACTAAATTAAACAAATCTACATTTATTGATAAATTAGAAGGTGATATTGTTAATTCAATCAAAAGTAATTTAGCAAATGGAATAGTATCTGGATTATCAAAAGATCAAATTATAGATAGCATTCAATCTGGATTTAGACCAGATCAAATTGATTCTCTTGTTACTACTGCTTTTGCTACTTATACCGCATCAATTAATTCAATTATGGCAGATAGCTTACCAGATAATACCGCTTATATTTACAGGGGTCCAATAGATTCAAAGACTAGACCGCTCTGCTTAGCACTAATGTCTAGGGGCGAAGTGACAAAAAAAGAAATAGAAAAAGAATTTCCAAATGTATTTGTTGAAAGGGGCGGATATAATTGCAGACATCAATGGGCAGTATCAGTTAAAAACAATGTTATGCATTCGCCCTCAAAGGCTAGATCAGAAGCAAAGCAAAGAGGTGTAAGCATTGCCTAAAAAACTAGAAAAGATGCTTGATCAAATAACAGATTCGCAGCTTATGACTTTGCTTGGTCAAAAAATGATTAATAGAATTATAGATAGAACACAGAATAAAAAGAAAGATGTAGAGCTAAAGACATTTAAAAAATATTCTAAAGCTTATTTTGATAAAAAAAGAAAGGGCAATCTATATAGACAAGCAGAACAATTTGCACCTAAAAAAAGATCAGATGTTACCCTAACCTTAACAGGCGATATGCTTAATTCATTACAGGTTAAAGAAGCAAAAGATACTTCTGTACTAATAGGATTTAATCCAGATGGTTCTATAAAAGCAAATCAAAATCAAGCAATGGGCAGAGCTATTTCTACAGAAAGAAATCCTGTTACTAAAAAAGATGCTAAGTTTATTGAAGATTTTTTTAACAAAGAAATTACCAAAGCGTTTGAAGAAACAAGCGGCACTATCAAAATTGATATTGGTAAAATTACATAAACTCACAAAAGAGGAATAAAATGAGTGTAGACACACCAGTCGAAGATCAAGACTTAAAAATTGATCCAGCACTAACCCAAGGCTTAACAGAGGGTTCCGATACTGATCAGAGCGAAAATGCTGATCTCGAAGCTAGAAGCGATAATTCTATTAATACGCAAGTTCCTGGTCATGTATACGCAAGACTTAAAGAGCAAAAGAAAGAAATGGAGAATCAACTCAAAGGGCTTCAAGCTCAAGTAAAAGAGCGAAAAGTTCAAGAGGCAGAAGAAAAAGAAGATTGGAGAAATCTATATGAAGATACAAAGGCTGAAAGAGATCAATTCAAGGCTGATGCTGAAAGATTCCAAAAGATAGAAAATGCTCGCAAGGAAAGAATCTTAGAATCATTTCCAGAAAATTTAAGGGAAAAGATTTCAACATTAGATTCTGAAACCTTGGAACAAATGCAAAACGAATTTAATAATAAAGTACCTCAAGTTGATAATAGCGGAGGAGGTGTTTCTGGTGGCAAGATTCCAAGCTGGAAAGATATGTCGCCCCAAGAAAGAAAAAGAAACTTCGCTGATCTTATGAGGTTTAAAAAGTAGGTTAAAAAATGGCTAATGTAACAACAACAACCGCAGCTAATTTTATTCCAGAAGTTTGGAAAGAGGCAATACTCGACTACGCAGAAAGACAATTCAGAATTAGAAATCAAGTTACTGATGTGTCTGATGTAGCTGGTGCAGATGTTATCCACATTCCAAGAGTATCGGAAGAAACAGCTGCTGCTAAATCTGCTGATACTGCAGTTTCTTATACTGCACAGACAGATGGCGAAACACAAATAGCAATCGATCAACATCATTACGAAGCTAAAAGAATAGAGGACATTGTTCGTGTTCAAAGCTCTTATGATCTTTTTAATTTATATACAAGATCAATGGGCTATGGTTTAGCTAAGAAAATAGAAAACTATCTTGCAGTTGATGTTTTACAATCTGCATCTGCAAATGATGTTTCTCTTTCAACTGATAACACATTTACAACTGCTCTGGTGCGTTCTGGATTACAGAAATTGCTAGACATTGGTGTTGACTACACAAATGGAGAAACATATTTTTATGCTTCCCCAGCGGCTTATACAAGCTTAATGAGTTTAGGCGAATTCTCTGACTTCCAACAAAGAGGTCCAGAGTCTGGCGGTGGAGCTGGTCCAAATATAACTGGTCAGCTTGGGATTATCTACGGAATGCCAGTTTTCGCAAGTGTAGATTGGGATGATGATGGCGGTTCTGGAGATGAAACAGCAACAATGTTTACAAGGGATTCTGTTCTCTTTGCAATGAATTTTGAACCAAGAGTACAATCTTCTTATGATATTGATCATCTTGCAACTTCTGTAGTTGTAGATACTTTATTTGGTGCTTCCTTAAGTCAAGCAGCAAATGATGCAGCTGGACAAGTTGTAAACTTCAATAATCCGTAAACAATAATAGTGTGGGGGGCAGCATGGGCTGCCCCCTTAATTGAGGAAATAAAATGGCAATAGATTTAACAAATGTAGCAGTATCAACAGGATACACACAATTATTACATATTGATGGAGGTATTGGAAGCTCTGTTAATCGTGTTTATGATGGGGATGGAACAGGATCGCCATTAGAGATTTCATCAACTACTGTTCAAATTAAAGATGGTTCATTTGATTTTGATGTAGCATCACATGATGGAACAAATGGTTTAAAATTAGGAGGGGTATTAGTAACCACAAGTGCGGCAGAAATTAATTTGCTAGATGGCATTACAGCTGGAGAGGTAAGTGCTTCAAAATTTTTGCTAGTGGATTCAAACAAAGATTTAACAGGTATAAGAAATTTAACAGCAACTGGTCAAATAAGTGCGGCTGATTTTGTTACAACAGGAAATACTACAATAGGAAATGCTGCATCTGATACGATTGCAATGAATGCTACAATTACAACTGATTTAGTATTTGAAGGATCAAGCGATGATGCTAACGAATTAACGCTTTCTGCTGGAAATCCAACAGCAGATAGAACCTTAACATTTCCAGATGCTACGGACACTTTAGTTGGTAGGGCTACCACAGATACACTTACCAATAAAACGCTCACCTCGGCAGTATTAAACACCGCAGACATCAATACTCCAGATATAGATGGGGGTACAATAAATGATATTACAAGTCTTACTGTTGCGAACTCAGTTGATATTGGCAATCATACACTTACAGCAAATGGGTTAACCATAGATGGCACATTTACAGATGGAACACTTTCAATTGCAAGTGGATCAGTAACAAGTGCAGTAAATGGAACTTTCTCTGGCACATTATCCTTTGGAACTTTAACTGATTCTGGCGAATCAATTGCTATTACAAAATTTGTAGATGAATCAGATTCAATTGCAAGCAATGATAATGACACAACTATTCCAACAAGTGCTGCTATAAAAGATTATGTAGATACCCAAGATGCAGCAATAGCTTCTGATACATTAACATTTACAAACAAAACATTTGACGTAGAAGCAACAGGAAATAGCATTTCGAATATAGATGTTGCTGATTTAAAATCTGGAGTTTTAGATACAGATATTTCAAGCGTATCTAGTTCTGATGATACATTAGCAAGTGCTAAAGCTATAAAAACTTATGTAGATGCTCAAGTTACCGCACAAGATTTAGATGCAACAACTGACTCTGGAACCATAGCTATTGATCTTGATTCTGAAACCTTAACAGTTGCTGGAGGAGAGGGAATTGATACAAGTGCAACTTCAAATACTATTACAATTGCGGCAGAGGATGCGACAAGCTCTAATAAAGGTATTGCATCATTTAGCACAGATAATTTTCTAGTCAGTTCTGGCGTTGTTACAATAAAAAATGATGGTGTAATTCTAGCTACAGAAACAACAGGAGACTTTGTTAATTCAATCACAGCTGGGACAGGACTAACTTCAACAGGGGCAACAAGCGGAGAAAATATATCTCATAGCCTAAGCGTTGATGCAAGCCAAACTCAAATAGTTGCTGTTGGGGCACTTGATGCTGGATCGATTACAGGCAATTTTGGTAGCATAGACAATGGTTCAAGT